TTTTGAACTCGCGCGCTACGTCCTCGTGCACCTTCTGCGCCATCTTCAAGTTGACCTTTGGCCCCAGCAGGTTGCCGGCGTCGTCGGTTTCGAGCCGCTTGTTGGCCAGGGCTATAATGCGCTTTTCCAGCTCAGCAATAGCCTCCTCCAGCGCGGCGCGGTCCTCCTCGATGCTGTTGAGCAGGAACTGCTGCTGCTGTTTGGCGACTTTGTCAACTGTGGGCATTTTGCGCCACTACTGTTTTTTCATTTTCGACAGCTTGAATTCTGCCTTGGCTTTCACTTGCGCCGCCTTGATGCTGCCTTAGCTTCGTCTTTGATCTTTTTCATTCTCAGCTTTGAGAATTTCTTGATGTTATAATCCAAGTTAGCAGCAGATGTTCCTCTTTGGGTAAAATGGCCTTTCATCAAAGAAGACTTTTTGCGTTTGGCAGCTGCGCCAGCTGCTTGCCATTTCTTGGTAGCAGCCTTTTGTGCCACAGTTCTTGCCTTTCCAAGCATTGATTTAGCCATTTCTGTTGTCCCTCCTGCTGAACTTTTGTCAAATTCAAATTGTGAGGCTTTTGCCGAACCACTTCTCCCGAGCTAAGCTGGCTTTGGTGAATGCGTCCAAACAGCCCATCATGTACTGCGCCAAGATGAAGTCTGGTGTATTGGATTCGTTCTCAACGCTGTGACGATTGATCAGGTTGCAAAGTTCTGTCTGGAAGTCGCAGTCCCTTTCAATGCTGGCAAAATCTACTTGCACCTTTTCCAGTTGCTGCTCCTGTGTGTCCATGGCCCTCTCTCCTTTTGCAGTGTTTTACTTTTTCCTGGTCTTGACTTCGCCACTCACAGTGCGTCCGCCACGTGGCCCCTTTTTTCCGCCAGGGCGGATGCAGACACGCATATACTTCCCGCCGGGAAGTCGTTTGGTGCGTATCTTGCCACCGTTCTTGCGTCAGCTGTTGAAGGCTTTGGGCATTGCTGTCATAGTCCTTTCTTGGATAGCATGCGGTTGATGGTGTCAATTTGAGCGCTGGTGGTGTTGTAAAATTTCTTGCTTCTGGTAAAGCGTATCTGAGTGCCAGTGCGGCTGTATCGAGCCTCTGCTATGTAATTGATCCTGTTGGCTGTTGCAAATGGTATTGGGCCGTGTCGTTTGATGCCAGTGTTTATTTTGTCGTGCATACCGCCAGCTCTTTTTGCCATGGCAGCCGCATCTTGCGCTTTCTTAAGTGCCACCTTACGAGCTGGCGTCATCTTGTACATACCTTTGCCGCCACGACCAAGCAAGTTGATTCTCAGCCTTAGCATCGTTATTCACCTCCTCTTGTCAAACAAACTCGTCCAGCATGGTGCGCTTGAATTTGTCAACCATCAGATTCACCTCAGCATAGCCGCCGTCCTGATCACCCACTGAGGTGGCATAGTAGGGATCGCCGTCCTTGTCCTCGCCAATGATGAGCACCTTGTCCAAGGCGCCCAGCGCTGTCTCCAGTATGCGGTCCGGCGGCAAGCTGAGTGAAGTCGGTCGGTCAATGAAAATGACCTTGGCTTTCTTTTCAGGCATTGCCTGCTGCTCCTGCTGCTGGTATTGGATTGCCCTGTGCATCAACTTGCTGCTGCTGATCCAATGCGGCCAGGTCCTCCTCTGTCAGCCCCATTCCGTTCATGTACTGATCCAGTCCATCAGCGTACCCAGGCTGCTGCGCTTCCTCTATAGCGGTGTCAATCTCGTCATCGATGGTACTGATGGTTTCGTCGTCCACCGTGGGCAGCATCATGCGCACGGTTTGCTTCTGCAGCTCGGCATCAAAGGTGGCGCTGACGCAGATGGTTTTGGCTGTGAGCACGTTGTTCAGATCGGTGGCCAAGTCCTCAATTTCAAAAGTTCTGGGTCGCTCCACCATGACGTCGTCCATCAGCTCAGGCTGCTGCTTCCAAAGACAGAAAAAGTAAATCAGCTGTCGCTCAGCTTTGACTACATTTTCGCTTTTGCGGATCAGCTTGCCGTTCAGCAGTTGGAACTCAGTGCGCAGCGCTACGCCGCTCTTGGCTTGTCCTTCGATCTCGGTAGCGGCCAGCCCGCCCGCATTGCTAGCACGATAAATCTCCTCGATCTTTTTCATGATGAAGGCAGTGATGGCGTCCAGCGGTGGGCCGCACTCGCTGCTGAGCCAATCGGGCTTACTCTCAGGGTGCGCAGGATCAAAGCCCAACACCGCAGTCACCCCCACATCGTCGCCCGATTCACTTTGGCCTGGTTCGCGGAAAGGCTTGCGCATCATTGGGAAGGCGCTGTAGCTGATGATCTCCTCAGCTTGTGACAAATTCCGCATAATGCTGGCGTCAATTCTGGCAATGTCACGGATGTCGCTGCGGCCAATTTCCCGCTGGCTGGATTTTTCGCAATACAGCCACACAAACGGTATTTCGCCCAATGGGTTGGGACCGCTGTCGACCAGGTTGGGATCGCCCGCCTCAACACCCTTTTCATCCACTGGCAGCTCCCACACTTCCCAATGATCGAGATACCAGAGGCGGTAGTAGCCTTCGTCGTCCAGCAGTTTCAGATAGGTCAGTAGGCGGTTGCCTGTGCCATAATCCCTTTCAAACTCCCAGTCCAGTATGTTCTGTGGCAGATAGGCACACAAGTAAGGGTACTGCCCAGCGGCGTCCGCCGCCGTAACAAACTCGCCTGTGGGGGAGTTGGCCTTGGGACGATCGACAAAGATGCCGATGTGGCCATGGATGTCAGCCAGCTTGGACTGCTCCATCATGAAGTTGTCCAAGTTGTCGCCGTCGCGGTCACAGTCTGTTTCAAAGTCCACCCAATCCTGCTGGTCACCCAGGGAGCCCAGCTGCCGGCGGATTGGAGCCTTGAATTGGTAGAAGTTGAAAAGATCAATCACGCTGCGCGAGTAATTGAAGGTATATGCCTCCTTGCAGCGACGGTCCCAGTTCTTCTTGGATTCCCTTTCATTCTGGTACAGCAGTCCCTGTGCCAACATGGCCTGCACCCCCTCGTAGCAGGCCAGCAAAAACTGCCACTCGGTCAGGTGCTGCTTGTACAGCGGGTGAGTGGCTTTGAGAGATTGCTTGTCCTCGCTGCCCACCACAAACTGATCTGTCAAGTCTGTGACCTGCGCATCACTTTGCAGCATTTGTGTCGGTATCATAGGCATTGGGTCGCCCCTCCTGTTGGATTGTGGTCTTGATGCGCGGGTTGTAAATCCTTGCGCTGTCCGAACAACTCTTCATAGCTCACGACAGCTGTGCCGAGTTTGCTGCAGGCAATGGCCGCCGCAGTGTTGGCCCACTCCACGGCGGAATGCTTGTGAGCTGTGTCTGGCACACCGCTGCCCCAAAGGTATGCCAGCACAGCTATCGCAGTGTCTCCGGCACCTGTGACATCGAACACCTGTTGCAAATTCACCGGCGGAACAGCGAAAGGTTCATTCCAGTGGTTGACCCTGTCAAACAGCGCCATCCCCTCCGCACCCAACGTGATCAGACAGTGCACCGCACCGCTTTTGTACAGATACAGCTGCCCAGCAGCGATCAGCGACTTGGCGTCAGTGATCTTGATGCCGGTGATGGACTCGGTCTCGGCGCGGTTGGGCTTGATCAAAGTCACTTTGTCGCCGTAGTGGTGCTTGCCATTGTAAGGATCCACCAACAGGGGTCGCTGCACCGCCTGTAGCACTTTGCTCAGTGTCGACAGCAAGTCCTCGTTCACCACACCTTTGTCATAGTCGCTGACAAGCACCACATCGGCCCACTGCACCCATTCGCGCAGGATGCTGTTGGTGGGTGGCGGCAGCACAGTGCAATCGTCACGGTCTAAGCGCACCACCTGCTGGTGACCAGCGACGATACGCAGTTTGTGACTGCTTTTGGTACTGCCCCAAAAGCGCACCTGTGCACCCAGCGCTTTCAGATTCTCCACCACGTTGCCTGCACCGCCCTGCTTGATGACCGACTTGCCGAATTTCACCACTGGCACTGGAGCCTCGGGACTGATGCGGGTGCACTCGCCATAGATGTACTCATCGATGATCAAGTCCCCCAGCACCAACACTTTTCGCTGCTCGCTGATCATATCAAGGATGCCTCACCACTCTTGGTCTAGAATAGTGTTTAACACCGGACCTTGATGTCCTGGTCCAAGCAGTTGCTGTAGTGCCTGATTTGCGAGCCATGCGGTATTCCATTTTCTGCAGCTTCAGCAACTTCACGTCCAGTTTGTGCCTTTCAGGACCGCTCTTGGCAGAAGAAAGCATAGATCGATATTTGTTTGCAGCTGCATGCACACGCATCCTTATTTTGGTGGTTTTGCTGGCTGCTGCGCCTGCCGCTTGCCATTTCTTGATTGCTGCACGTTGCGCAGCTGTCTTAGCTTTAGCCATTTCAGCGTCCTCCTGTATACAGACAAAGTTTCACACAGCCACCATTCGGCCACTCAGCCTGCTGCTGTCCCGGTAGCTGTCAGCTGGATCATCATGAGTGCTGGCCTCCAAAATGACCGAGTCCTCCAGCGCGGTGAAACTGTGCCAGTTGCCAGGCAGCACTCGGCGCCACTGCCTGGGCGCCAGCTGCTGTGTGACGCCATTGATTGTCAGCGTGATCGAACCGCTCTCCAGATAGAACAGCTCGTCCTTGAGCTTGTGGTGGTGGTAGCTGACGCGCCAGCCCTTGTTGACCACGAGCCGCTTGAAGCAGAAAGCGTCGTTGGCAAGGATCTCCTCGTGGCCCCATAGTTTGTCGATTATTTCCATTTCAGCTTACCTGTTCATGCTGCCAGCTTTTGACCAGAGCTTGCCGGCGGCTTTGAGCAACTTCTGTCGGCTGGCTCCCATCTTGAAGCTGGCCCTGTGTGTGAGCTTTGCATGGCCATGCTGCAGGGCTTTGAGCTTGCGAGTGGCTGGGGACATGCCTTTTCTTTTTTGGGCAGAAACTGCCTGCGCTCGTTTCAAAGCCTCTTTGCGAGCAGCGGTCATCACGTGTGACCTACGACGTTGTCTGTAACCCATACCAGTTGCCCTCCTACTTCCAATAGCGCTCCTTCAGCGGATCCCACAAACGGCTCAGTGGGTACTCCTGCCAGATGTAGTAGCCGATGGCGTCCGACAAGTGGGTCAGCTCGGGGTTGGCCTTTTTGTCCAGCTCGCCGCTGCCGCCTTCCACCAGTGTCACCCCTTCAAAATCCCGCACCACGTGCGGCGCTTTGGCTGGGTCTACCATTAATCTTACCTTACCGTCCAGCGCAAGTAAACGACTATTCACCGAGTTGACTCTATCTCTTTCCCTGGGGTTGAGCTTCACGCGGAAGAACAGCCTTTCTGCACCAAATTGAGCGCGCAAAATGCGCTTGGCAATTTCCCAGTCGCTGCCCATCAAGCTCGAACTTTTGCTGGTGCCGCCTGTGTAGTCACCGTAGACAAAAATGCGACCCTTGTGTCGACCCCAGTCTGAGACCAGTTTGTTGGCCACTATCTCGGTGTTGCTGTTGCGAGGGATGTACACTTCGCCGATGATGCCGGTGCCGCTCAGTGCG